ATCAATTCTTTATCAAGAACGGTCAAGACTGGCCCGAACTGGCGACGACTGGGCGGGACCTTCCGCGATTGGAAACGATTAGCCCAGATTCGACGGGATCGTGGGGTGGCGTTGTGGGGGACATGGCTTTAGAGTTTCTCGGGTTCGATCTCATGGCTTGGCAACGTCACTATTTAGATCGGGTGCTTAGTTTTGCTCCAGCGGACGACGGACAATTAGATCTCGTTCATCGTTCGAGTGTTTGTTCCGTTGCGCGTCAAAATGGGAAAACGACCATCATCCAAGCGTTGATTCTTTTCTGGCTTGTGGAAATGCCCAAGATCCGAGGACAAAAACAAACGGTCGTCTCAACCGCCCACCGTCTAGACCTTGCTTGTTTGTTGTTTGACGAGGTCGCGCCAGTCTTAGAGGAACGTTTCGGCGCGCACATAATCTGGTCATACGGCCGTTACCAAGCAACTATGCCAGACGGTTCCCGCTGGTTTGTGAAAGCCGCGAAGCCTTCCATCGGTCACGGAATGAGCGTAGATCTCGCAATAGTGGACGAGCTGTTCGACGTCTCCGAACTAGCCCTCGAATTAGGCCTCGCGCCATCCCAGCGCGCCAGACGATCCCCGCTTTTGGCCATGTTTTCAACCGCTGGGACCGAAGCTTCGACCGCTTTTATTCGTCACCGAGAAAACGGCCTTCGACTCATAGACGAAAAAAAGCCTTCGCCGTTTCTGTTTATGGAATGGAGCCCGCCGCCAGAAATCGATCCGATGTCGGACTCCGCTTTCGGCTGGGGAAACCCAGCACTCGGAAAAACCCTTCGACCCGAAACGATCGCCGCCGAACGAGACGGCCCAGACCGATCAAGCTACTTACGGGCCTCGATGAACCTTTGGATTACTAGCTCGTCGTCGTGGATTCCGATCGGAAAATGGGCGACCCTTATCCACGATGGACCAATGCCAAAAGGCGGAGTTATTGCGATCGAGTGTTCTATGGACGAATCCCGTTTCTTTGCTGTTCGCGCCGCTCCACTATCCGACGGGCGCGTCGTCTGCCATGTCGAATTTATGGCCGAAACAACGACCGAACTATGGCAAAAAATCGGCGAAGCGGCTAAAGACCCGACCGTAAAATTCGCGATCAGTCCGACGATCGACGTTCATTGTCCGCCCGCTTTTGAACGTCGCCGCGTCGTCGTTGGGTATGGCGAAATTCTGAAATATACGCCAGTCGTTAAACAAATGATCTCGGAAAACCGTGTCCTACACACAGGCGAAGCAATGCTCGCCGAACACGTCCAGCGCGCCGTCCTCGTCAAAACGCAAGGATCCATAGCCGTAAGCTCGCAAAAATCAAGCGGACCGATCGAGCTTTGTCGCTGTCTAATTTGGGCGTCCGCGATGGTCGCGCGACCTACATCAAATTCAAAGCCTCTAGTTTTTGTTATGCCGAACTAAGATCTCGGCGGCGGTCGGTCGGTAGACCTTGCCTTTCGTCGGGATCGGATATCGTCCCGATCGGCCGCTTCCCGTGACATACTTGAGAAATGCCACTCTTTAATCGCAAAACCGAAACCGTCACATCGGCGCCGCAAATAGCCGCCGCCGCAGGATCAAACGTTGGCGCCTCCCAAATTGGGAATTTCATCGCCTACTCAGGGTCAGAAATGCGCGCCCGCGCGATGAGCCTTCCGACGGTTACACGTTCCCGAGATCTAATTTGTGGAACGATCGGAAACCTAAAGCTCGAAATGTTTCGGGAAGTCTGGTCAGAAACCGAGCGCGAAATGGCCGAAATTCATCTCGCGCCGCGCTCATGGATTCAACGAATCGACAAATCCGTTACGAACAATTTCATCCTTAGCTGGACCGCGGACGACCTCTTGTTCACTGGACGCGCGTTTTGGTATGTAACGGAAAGAACAAAATCAGACGGATATCCAGCGGCCTTTACGCGCCTTCCGTCAAACATGGTCCAGACGCTCGATCAACAAGGCGGAATTTTTTACGGCCCATCGAACCAGATTTTGTTTAACGGAATGGAAATCGATAGTCGAGACATCATCCAATTCTTGAGCCCGATTGAAGGTTTAAATTACACGTCACGACGCGCAATCGAAACCGCTCTCCGAATCGAGGAAGCGCGCGTCCGAAACGCTTCGTCATCAATTCCAGCTGGCGTACTAAAAATTACCGAAGGCGAACCCATGTCGGCGCAAGATCTCCAAGACCTCGCCGCCCAATTCAACCTCGCCAGAATGACTAACCAAACGGCCGTCATATCACAAGGGCTCACCTATACGGAAACAAGCGCGACGCCCGACCGAATGTTGTTAATCGATTCCGCCGATTACAGCGCGAAAGATCTTTCCCGCGCGATGGGCGTCCCGCCGTATTTGGTCGGCGTATCGACTGGAAGTTACAGCTACCAAAACGCGACCCAATCCCGAATCGACCTCGTGACCTTTGCGTGTTTACCGATCATGAACTGTATTTCCGAAACATTGTCAAGCGACAACGTGTTACCGCGCGGAACAAAAGTCAGATTCGATACATCCGATTTCCTTAGCGAAACCTACGCAGGCGGAGACGTCGAGGAAGTAGAACCAATGGACGCTCCAGATACCGAACAAGAAATCCCCGAAATGGCCCGTCAATAGGTTTATGATTCGATCATGATTCGATTAACCCCGCAAAGCTTCGAAGTAGACGCCGCACAAGGCGACCTCCCGCGCCGATCGATCTCTGGTGTAGCGGTCGTTTATGGTGTCGAGGCAACCGTCAACGACGGAACCCGCGTCAAATTCTTAGACGGTTCGCTACCGCTTGACGGTCCAGCGCCGAAAATTTTTATGTATCACGACTCAAGTCAACCCGTGGGCGTTTTAACCGAACGAGTACAAGTTGAAAACAAAGTCCTTTTCGCTGGCCGCATTTCGGAAACAGCTCTCGGAAACGAAGCGCTCGTCCTCGCCGCCGATGGTGTAGTCGACGCCGTATCCGTTGGCGTTAATCCGATTCAATTCCGGTACTCGAAGGACGGAGTTATGGAAATCCAGTCCGCCGACTGGTTCGAGCTTTCAATGGTTCCTCACGGCGCGGTCGCTGGAGCTGTAATCAATCAAGTCGCGGCCAGTATCCCCGAACCCGAGGATATCCACGAAAACGAAACCGATCTAGTGTTAAATGAAGTAGAGAACTCACAAGGAGAAAACGAAATGTCCGAAACAGTAGAAACCCCATCAATCATCGAAGCGTCGCCAGTAGCCCCGCTATTCGCACAGCCGAAACAAGCTTTCAAAATGCCTAGCGCGGGCGAGTGGATTTCCGCTCAACTCGTAGGCGGATCAGTAGCCGCAGAAATGAACGCAAAGGTTCGCGCGGCCGCTCCAGACGTCGTAACTTCAGATCTTGAAGGAATCCTTCCGTTGCCAATCGTGGCTCCGATCTACAACAACTTCCGAGGCTTCCGCCCAGTCGTTGACGCGATCGGTGTACGCGCTATGCCACAAAGCGGAAAAGTGTTTATCCGTCCAAAGGTCACGACCCATACATCAATGGCAAGCGCGACAGAAAACACAACCATCCAAGACGGAACTTTCGTAGTCGACGACATCCAGATTACAAAAGGAATCTACGGCGGTTATGTAAACGTTTCCGAAGCTTCGCTTGACTGGACCCAGCCCGAAGTCCTGTCCGCCATGCTCGACGACATGAGCCGCGTTTACGCGAACTTGACCGACGACGTAGCCGCGGACGCGCTCGTAGCTGGAACAACAGATACGAACAACTTCACGACGGCAAACATCGCCGATCCGACCGAATGGATCACTTGGATCTATCAAGCCGCCTCGGACATTTTGACAAACTCAAACGGAAACCTTCCGACCCACTTGTTTATGGCACCTAACCGATGGGCGAGTTTGGGAAATCTCTCGGACACAACGGACCGACCTTTGTTCCCGAACATCGGACCAATGAACGCGCTCGGCCAGCTCGCCGCAGGCGATTACGCTGGGAACGCTTTCGGCCTCCAAGTAGTAGTCGACCGTAACCTCGCAAGCGGAACCCTTATCATCGGAGACGCCACAAGCGGCGGTTTCGAATGTTGGGAACAGCAAAAGGGCGCGATCTCGATCGACGTTCCGTCAAAGCTTGAACGGACTATCGCTTTCCGTGGCTACTTCGCCGCGAAAATGATCGATTCGACGAAGTTTATTAAAGCCGCTTTCGTCTGATCTAACCGATAGGAGCCAATTATGGCCGCCTACTCGGTCGTTCAAAAATATCTAGTCGATGACTTCGCCGTCCTCGTTCTCTTAACCCCCGCGGAGATCGAGGTCGGCGCGTCAGTCGTTGTAACAAACGTAGACGCGACCTTTAACGGAACCTATACCGTTCGCGCGCTTCCACAATATCTATTTATTGGAACCGACGAACAAGGCGACCTCTTATTCGATCCGCTTGTCCCGATCGCGAATCAAGTCCTTTACGCCAAAACAGCCGACGACGTTGAACGAGTCGCCGCGTCTGGAACTCTCACCATCACCCAGACGGCGACATGGATCACCGCTCAAGACCTTTACGATTATTTGGGGATAGGCGTAGCGAATCAATCCGACGCCGACTATCTGACTATTTGCGCGGCCGCGTCGTCCCAGTTTTGCTGGAGGCGCAGAGTCGAATCGGGTTATGTCGATTCGTTAACGACCGTCCCATCTCAAGACGTCAAGCTAGGAACCATCATGTACGGCTCGGCCATGTACCGCGCCCGAGGATCGATCGAAACGTTCGCCAGTTTTCAAGATATGGGAGTTTCTCCCGTTACTGGCCTAAACGGGATCATCCGTCAGCTGTTAGGCATTGACCGCCCACAGGTCGCCTAATGCCCATCACGCCGACCGTTTACACGGATTTCCTAAACGAAGCCTTAGACGCGCTTACAACGACCCTACAAACGATCCTAAACCTTCAAGTCGTAAACGATCCCCGAAACATCGTTCCGCCTTGCGCGCTCATCAATAGCCCATCGATCGAGTGTTTTAATAACAAGATCGTTAAGGCTACTTTTAGCGTCCAGATTATGACGCTCGGACCCGCGAACCTAGACGGCGAACGCTCGCTTTTAGCTATGGTCGCGAAA